CATTAATTCTTTGTCAGATAAATGACTGTACAGTGCAATTTCTGTTCTCATTTTATTAAAGTTTAAAGTTAATCTTTTTGAATCTATACCGAATTCTTTCCCAACTTCATCTAACTTTATAGCAACTACTCCCATTCTTTTACTAACACTCATTAAGTTAATAGCAGCATCTTGTGCGTAATAAGCTTCTTGCTCTGCTGTTAAACCCATTACTCTTTTTATTCTCGTATAATGAAATAAAGCTTCTTTATTTCTTGTTATAGTTTGACCAAACAATTCAGAATAATTACCCATATTTTTTATTGACTCAGTCGTTTCTTTTATCATGTTTGCAATACCAGCAGCACCTTCACCAAATAACTTAACTGCTTGAGAATTATACATCTCAAACGTTTTAAGCATTCCTTTGCCCATTCCTGTCATTTTGCGAATACCTTGACCAATATTAGAAAATTGGTTAAAAAACTCCTTTGAGTCTTGAGCTGCTTGCTCAATTGTAACTGCAACATCTTGTCTTAAAGCATTACCTAGCTTAGCAACTCTATCCAAAACCATAAACGGAAGTGTTAATGCTGTCTTAAAAAAGTTTGATATTAGACCAATTATTCCTCCAATGACTTTAGCAATGCCTATACCGACGCTTAGAGTTGTTTTCATTGCTGCAGCAAACTTATTTGCTCCTGCAGCAGCTTCTTCGGCTTTTTCAACAAATTCATTATGAGCTTTTGTTAAATCACTAAGTGACCCTGAAACTTTTGACAAACTATTTAGATTATCTCTATTTGCATTGTAAAGTGCATTTAATGCTTCTTTATCAGCCTTAAACGCTCTGTCTAGTGCTGAACTGTTTTTTGTTGCTGCATCATTAGCTTTTTCTGCAGCTTCGCTAAGATCTTTTGAAGACTTTGCAGTAGAACTATATTGATCTGATATGTTTTCCATTTGCTCAGAGTAGCCTTCAAAATAATCCAAAACTTTGCTATTGTTAAGAGACTTTTCTAATTGCCCAGAAAATTGAGAAACACTTTGTGTTACGTTTTGTGCTGATGTTGTTATTTTTTGATACTCTTGACTTGATTGCCTAAAAGAATCAGATATTTGGCTAGCAAACGTGGCTTGATCTCGTGATGATGAAGCATAAGTATTCATTTTTGTATTAATTTCGCTTAAGAGTTGATTCAGCTTTTTAGCTAAAGCTACCTGATCGCCCATGTCATTCATGCTGTCACCTCGAGTTTATTATTAACTACGTTTATTTTTCTATTAACACTAATTTCTAGCGTTTCATATAACATTGACATAACTTCATCAATTAACCCATCTTCTGCAGCTGCATTTTTATTAACTAGCTTTTCTTTTTTATTTAACACAACAACTTCAGATGCTTTTTGATAAGCTAAAGCTGCATTTGCAAATACTTGCGATAAACTACTTTTTGTATTATCTGACAATGATGCTAGTTCATCCATACTATCAGGAGAAATAATTTGACCATTAGACTCAATAAACTTTAAGCCACCATTTTGAAATATATTATTTGCATTGCTAATTGTGCCATCTTTTATTGAAATTCCTGCAGACTTTAAAAATTCTGAAGAGTCTTTACTGCTAGCTGGAGCATAAGTGCTAATTTGCTCTAAAACATCACCTACATACGTATTAAGTTTTTTGTAATCGCTCCCGTAACTACCATCATCAAGTTGTGATTTCGTAGGAAAAATAGTTGGTTCTTTTACAAGATTGACACCAGCAGCACCAAGTACACCTCCTAAACCGCCGTAGGTAGCTGCAGCACTCCTACGTGAATATGTAGTCATTACAGGTGGTTTTATTTTACTATCTATATTTTCGCTTTTTAATTTTCGAGATAATGCTGATTCAGCAGCTACTCTATCTCTTGGCTTAAGCTTTTTAAACTTTTTATATGACAAAATAGACTCTAAAAATTTTATTTTTGCAATACCTAACATAATTCCTCTAAACTGAGCAGAGTTAAGTGTAAGATTTTTGTCAAATCCTTTTAAATGACTTAATTGGTTTCCATAAATATCAGAGCCATATATTTTTTTAAAATGACTTAATAAATTAATATAAAACTTGCCTGCAAGAGAAGTTTGTCTCTTTTTAGATTGACTTTTTATATTTTTTTTATGCATTGATAAAACTTCACGCATGTCTGTTGTCATTTTTCCAGATGCTCTAGCTTCCATATTCGCTACTGTCTCTGAACCTAACAACGCTAGCATTCCTATTTGAGTGCCCATATCAGTAGAAGCTGCTTTCATTAAAAACAGAGCAAAAGCGTCCATAAAAATATTTACAATTCCTATCATAAGCTCTCCTACAATACTTAATGCAGCGCCGCTAAGCAAGAAAATTTTGTCATATTTAGTAGTTAATTCGAGTAGACCATCCATTAATCCTTGAGTTATATCAAGTTTTTCTTTTTTAGTTATTCCTAGCCACTCCAAAATATTAAACTTTTTACTATCAGTTGGATTTTGTCCTGTTACTTCTGCTATTGTTGCACCTAAACCATTATTTTTTTCAAAGTCATCTAGACTTCCACATATTACATAAATTAAAGAAGAAACAGCAATTGTAAAGCCTTTAATAATTGCACCCATTATCTTGCCACCAAGAAGGAATATGTCCATAAATAATCCGCCGCCTTGATCAAACATTTTTTTAAAGTCTTCTGTGGTTTTATTTATTAAACCTTTAATCCCAGTATTGTCTTGAAACTCTTTATCAAATATATATTTGCTAGTAACCTCGTCAGTATACGTACTGAGCTCGCCTGTTATTTTCTTTAAACTTTCTTTTCCGTCTTTAGATTGCATGTGCATTGAAGCTGTTTTAATTTCGCTTAATATTGCTTGTAAAGTTACACCTTTTACAAATTTGTCGTCATCTGTTAAAATACCTTTTTTTCTTAATATTCTTTTAACACTTTGATCAGCACCTGCCAAAAGTTCTCCAGCTTTAGTTTTAATTTTAGCTTGGTCTTTCTTTGAATCTTTATGCTTTGTTTTTTCTAAAGCATATACTTTTTCTAAAACACTAGTTAAGTTATTTGTTGCTTCGCTTTTGCCTAGCTTTTTTGACAAAAAGCCTGTAATTCTAGAAATTGCGCCTACGCCTGTTGACAACATTTCTCTAAATTGCTTGCTTTTAAATACTTCGTCAACTTTTGTAACAATCATTATGACAGGTCTTGTAATTGCTTCAATTGCGGCTTTATCTAAATTCAAACCAAAAAGATATATTGTTTCATACATCTTACTCAAAGATATAGCAAGTGACTTCACTTTATCAGACGCAGCACCATTTTTTGCAAGACCTTTGACAAATGCTTCAAATGGACTTTTAAAAGTCATTATTCTTTGAATTTCTTTAATAGAAGAACTTAACTTTTTAATTGCTTCAATTTGTTGTTTAGTTGGATCATCATTAGCAATTCTTTGTCTTGCTTCGTCATAAGAAAGTCCCATGTTTTGATATGTCATTAGAGACTTTAGCATTGCATCACTCATACCTGTTGTAGTTTGCATAAGTTGCTTTTCATGACGATTTAAATCTTGGTAATCTCTGCCTGTAGCAAACATTGCATCTCTAAAGTTTTCAACAATTTGCCCAGGATCACTTGCTGTTAACAAATCCAAAGCATCTGTGCTCATTCCAAAAGACTGATATAACATTGCAGAAGTTTTTGCTGCGTCTTCAAAAGAAGTAAACTTTGAAAAAACACCCGTCAAATCTTCTGCACCAACATTTAATTGTCTCATTCTTGCAACAAGATTAGCAAGATTCTGATCAGAAAGGTGACCAAAGTCTTTTATATTAGTTCTAAGTTTTTGCATACCTAAACTAACTTGTTTTGTATCCACACTATGCTGTTTTGCTGCTTGACTTACAGTTACTTTAACTCGTTCAAGTCTATCAAATATATTTTCTTGGTGAACGCCGGCGTCTAAAGCGTAATAAGAAATTTCTTTTGAAGTCAGACCTAGACCTCTCATTGCGACCATTAAAAATTCTGCACTTTCAGAGCTATTTGTAACTTGATGACCAAATATTTCTGCTAAAGGACCCATGTCATTTATAGCTTTTGAAACATCAGTTAAAAATGCAGCTGCTCCTGATGCGCCTTCTCCAAACAATTTAACAAGCAAAGACCTTGGATTTTCAAACGTTTTTAGTGCGCCAATTACTGTTCCATGTAGTTTTGATATTCCTTTACCTATATTTGAATTTGCATTAGAATACTCTTTAGTTGCTTGATATGCATTACCTATTGTAACAATAATATCTTGTCTAAAAGCATTTCCTATTTGAACAGCACGATCTGCTACCATAAAAGGCAAAGATAGACTAAGTTTGAAAAAGTTAAAAGTTAGACCGATTACAGATCCAACTACTTTAAAAATTCCCGTGACAATTAATTTTGGTATGTCAACAAGTAAAGTTAAACCTTTAGAAGTTGCTGCTCTTTTAACAATGTCAAGATTATTAAAAGTCTTTGTTGCTTCTTCAGATAGTTTTGCTATACCTTTAAATAGAACATCAGTTACAGCCCATCTTTTACTATTGTAAGAGTGACGTTTAGCTGACTTTATTCTTTGTTCAGATAATCCAGCTTGTTTATTTCTATGTTCTGTTCTCTCGTTAGTACTGTCTGCAACTTGTTGCGTTGCAGTTGTTGCTGCTTCTGCATTTGCTTGTGCTGACTTGCTTGATTCTTCAATTTCTTTTCCTACTTTTGCTTGCTGAGGTATAATGTCATTTTTAAAAGCTTCTTGCATTTTTTGTGAAGTTTCTAAAACAGTATTTGACATTGTCTGAAACCTGCCAGCAAAAATGTTTAATGAGTCATTAAAACTTTTAGATATTTCTAATTGTTGTTCAAATGAATTTGATACAATACCAGAGTTAGAAATGACGTTATTTAAAGACGCAAGTAGATCTTGTGCTAGCTGTACTTGTAATTCAAGAGACTCAGCCATATTAAAGTCTCCAAGTAATACCTGTTAAATTTTCAAACTTTTTTGCTACACTCTTTTTTTGCTTTACTAATATACAAGCTTTGTCATAGTCGTTTTGTTCATCAAGAATATTCTTGAGTCTCTTAGAAATATCCAAAAGTTCATATAGGCAATCTATTTGTGCATCGTTAGCATTAATAGATACGTTAATATCTTCGCCCATAATATATTGTGCAGCAATATAGTGCAATAGTTTTTCTTTTTGTAAATTCATAGTGTTGCCTGATTAATCGATTATCTATTATATATATTCTCTAACCAAAAGACTTCCTAAAAGATCTTCCACCGCTAGTATTTCTTTGCGATGTAGAATATGCACTAGATTGTTGCTGTTTTGCTTCTTCAAACTCCTTTTTTAATCTACCTATAAACCAGAATCTTTGCCAAACAGGACAAGAATATGCATCCTTATAAGTAAATCCTAAATGGTATATAAGAGAAAATATTTGTTCTAAGTATAAGTCTTTATCACTCGGTGTCAGGCCAAAAAAACGAGGCACCCATAGGAAGACCTACCTCACTTTGCTCGTGACAATGAGGACAGCTCATCCAAGACTTCATAATAATTCCAGGCTCGTGTTTATCCAAAAATCTTCTTAGTGCCAAAGAATCACGTGCTGGCAAGTTTTTAACAAAGAAGTTAATTTTATTTTTATCAGATATACCGTCAACAGAAACAACAGATCGAGAAAGCCTGTCAGTAATCATTGACTCTACTTTCATTCCACTTTTCTTTCTTCTTTCACTAGTAATCATCATATCACGCTCATCTGAGCCTGTCAAAAACTTAACTCGTACATTTTTCTTTGTTACAGGAAGTCTAACCTCAAATAAATTTTGTCCTCTTTCAACTGGCTCGACTTCGAGTCTTTTAATTTCAAGATCTGCCAGATTAAATGATTGTTTACTCTTTGTTCCACATTCTGGGCAATCAACTTCAACGTCATAATCAGCACCGTAACCTGTAATTCTAAGTGAAACAAGCAAAGCATTTCGATCGCCTGAAATGAGTGAGTCAGGTTTAATTCTCTTGTCTATAATACATGATTCTAACAATTTTGTTAGAACTGTACCACTTTTAATGTAAGCTCTACTAGTAAGAATATCTTCTTCTCTTGCTGTCATAGGTTTAATATCAATTGTATCACATCCGTGAATAACACCGTCATCTGGATAAATAATACCTCTTGAAGGCAAAGGAACACTTTCTACTGGGATTTCAAACCCAAAGTCATCCTTCATTACATTTGAAACTTGTATTGGACCATCTTTTCTTACTTGCTCGGGACTAATTGGTGTATCTAAGTCATTCATTATATTTACGTATCTCCTTAAAATTGCGCTTCGGTAATTGCTTCTGCAGAAGAACCTGATAGTAAACTTATCTCATTTAGTATATCAGCTAATTCAATATTTATAATATCAAAGTTGTTATTTTCGTTAAACTGTAAAGCTATTGTTCCTCTAATAATATAATTTTGTGCATCTAATATAGTTTGATTATCTACTATACTTGGTATTCTAACATTGTAGTTTGTTATAGTGTTATTGTTAACTAAACCATCTAAAATATTTTTTAATTGTATTTCTAATTTTGAATTTATATTTTGAATACTACTGTTTTGATTAAATAATAAAGGTTCTGTAGAACCAAAAATTCTTTGTGTCATTAAAGCAAGTTTAATTTCTTTTTTAACTTTTAGTAATTTATCAATTATACTGAATAAACTAAAAGTAGAATTTCTAATATCAAAAGAGGTAGTCTGTGAATTTAAATTTACGCCTTGCGTTGCTGGAAAAAATAAAGCATTTATGTAATTTTCTCTTAACTTCTTTAAGTCTGATGACCAGTTAGAGTTATTATAATTTAATCTTTCTTGAATTAGAGTTAAATTATAATTATTTAAACTTTCACTGTCAACAAGAGTTGTTATATTATCTAAGTCTTGTGCTATTCTCTTAATAACAAACAAAGAAGGATCAAATATTTTAATACTATTATCATCAGGATTACTACCTAAAATAGTTCCGTATGTATATAACAAATACTTACTGTTAAATATAGATCTTAAACTTACATTTGATATAGTAGAATCATATGCATTATTATAGCTTAGCTCTGCAGATGGACTTCTTTCTGCATTGCTTTCAGGAAAGTCAAATGTTCTGTTAAAATTACTAGTAACACTGATTATGCTTTCTTTTAGTATATTGTTATAGGCAGAAATATCAGCTATTACAAACTTATCTTTACTGTTTTCACAAATATCTACACACTTTCGAGTTAATTCTATATTGCTAATACCTGGAATAACTATATAATCTGAGTTTAAAATATTTTCACTAATTACATCAATAGCTGTAGCATAAGCATTATAAGTAGGATTTTGATTAAAAGGTACTGTCGTATCTTCACCATTTACTTCTCTTAACACTGCATTATTATTTAACTGCTTTTTATCTAAGTCTCTTATGTCAACACCGTCAAATCCGCCGTATGTAAAAAAGTCAAAAGAAATTCTGTCCTTTAAGTCTCCAATAAGTGTTTTGTCATCATTCCAATAAGACAAATCGTTTAAATTAAGGTATGTTCTTCCTGCAACAGAAGCTGACTTTCTGGAATAACTCATATTATCAGTTGATGAAAAATCAGATTCAGTATAAACTTTTTCTAAGTGAAAAAATGAATTTAAATATGAATCGTCTTCAACCCAAATATTTTTTTCTTCTGTTTCCATACCACTTAAAAAGTACTTTGTGTGATAAAAAAATGGAGAAATTATACCTCTAACCTGTGTAAATACTGTTGTAAGTCTTCCAGCGTTTTCTTGAGTATGACTAAACATACAACCCCAGTTATTTCTTATTGTGTTGCCACCGGTTAGTATAGGATCATCTAAATAATGAGGAGAATAATGAACAGGCATTTGAAATATTTTGCTAAAGTCAAAAGAATAGTCAGGAAAACATTCGCTATTAAGTCGTATGTGTGGATATGCTCTAAATCCTGAAGGCATTAAATTACAATTAATTTTTTTATCTTCAACATCGCTGTGAACTTCTACTCTCAAGAATCTGTTTCGTTGCTCATATTTAACGCTGGTTACAACTTTTTTTAATTCAATATTGTAATACGTATTTTCATCTCCAAACAAACGTGCAATATAATTTGAATCATCTGGATCTAATGTGACTGTTTCTTTATGATCAACTTTAGTAAATTGTGCTGTGTTTGGGTCGTACTCAAAAATATATATTTCAAAAGTAGAATATATATTTTCTTCTATGTCACCTCTTGTCAGCGGATTAATTTTTATTCTAAATCTATTTCCTATTTCGCCGTCATCTAAAGAATAAAATCTAAATAAGTCAACAACTTTATTGTGAATATCTTGCCTATTATCTAACATACCTTCTCTATTAACAGGTTGACTCGTAACCCACGGAGTTTTTGCAGTCTGATATTTTTGCTCAAAAGAATTGAAGTCAGGCAAATTAGAATTATTTAAGCTACTAAAGTTTCTTGTAGTTAGAATTCTATTTAACCCCCTATTTTCTAGTAAATTGTTTGATGGATATAGTGAATAAAAAATATGACCTCTTTCTAGAAAAAAGTCATTAAAAATATTTGGATGACGTATTGCATCTTGATTCTGCGGCATTCGTATAAAAGCCTTCATTGGCTCAACAAACTTTTTATTATCGTCTTCGTTATTTAAACCTAGTAATCTTGCCCTTGAAAAAAATCTTGTATTGCTTTCTTGAACTTGATTGGCATAAGTAGACTGTGTGTTATCAACAACTGATGTACTAGCCATAGAAGGCAAAATACCTTGTGCTGATATAATTGTAGATGTTATAAAAAAGTTGTCAACAGTTGTATCTAAACCTAAATCTTCAATATAACCTAAATCGTTTTGAGTAAACTTACTTAAAAGAAAACTTACGTTTCCACTTACACTAATAGGTGCAACTGCTTGAGGGTTATCAGATCTAGTTAAGTCATCTGTTGATCCTCTTGATATATTTTTTTCTGCGTTAAACCCTGATCCTATATAGTTTCCTTGAGTTGATTTTATTCCGCTACCAATGCCTAAAACTCGAATAAATGTAGATTGATCTCCACCGTTATCAAGCCATATTTTTAAAGCATCATAGCTTTGAGATTCAACGATACAATTTAAATTGTCCTGTAAATCACGATATCTATTGTTTCTAGAAGTACCTAAAGTATTTTCAAGATTATTAACAACACTTAATTGTTTATTACTACCGCCAATATTAACACTAACATTTTCAATATCAGTTACATTTGTAGGAACAAAAGCTTTTCCTTTATGAGACACACCAACAATACATAGCGTTTTATCGCTTAGATTTTGAAATAATCGAATTGAATCGTTAGGATAAACTGAGCCTATTCTTGCTGCAAATTCGCTGCTAAATAAATTACTTGACATAATTAGCCTTTTTAATTAAGATCTAATTATATATATCAAACACAATAAAACTCGTGCAGTTGTAGAACAACAAGAATACACGAGTTTTCAAGTTTAGCTAATTATTTAAATTAGTATTGTAATACGCAGTTATCGTAGCGAAGAGTTAATGAAATTTCTTGAGGCTCATCACCGTCATATGAAAGGTCACCAAAACCAGCTTGTGTTAAGAAAGCGCCTTTAATATCCCAAAGCTCTACAACTGTGCCTACAGGATCGAGTAACTTAAGTTGGCAATCTCTCTTATAAAAATCTGCGTAACCTGCACGTCCACTTACAGACTCAAAGTGTGTACGTACCCATTCCATAACTTGTTGTGCACCTGATGGTGCGATTGGATCATGTAATGTTACCGACATTGTGTCAAAAGTTGTTTTACCTGCTAAGTATCTTGTGCTATTAATGAAAGGAATTGCTGTTTCATTAGTAGTATAAGAAGGTCTTGCAGCTGTCTTAATTAAAAATGCATCAATACCTTCGATAGCAAAAATCCAGCGATTCTTTCTTTTTGGCTCAAACTTGTTTGGTATCATTTCTGCGACTGATAGTGTCTCTGCCATGTTGTTCTACTCCTAGTTCTTATTTATATATATCTATTTAATGTTAATCTTGAATTGTATTGGCTACAACAAAGTCTAATGAAATAAACTCTACAGACTTCGTAGGCTGCAAATAAATCTTGCCACGAATTGTATTATTTTCAATATCGTTTTGTGTTGTAGTAGTTGTATCGATTTGCACCTTGTATCTTGTTACACCACGTCTTTGTTGTACATTTGACATAATTGGTTCAACCAAATCAGAAAATCTTTTTAACGTTGATTCTCTATTAGGCTCAAATAAAAGTTGCTCACCAACTTTACGAACTTTACGACGAATATCAATTAATAATCTTCTTACGTTAATTCTATCAAGTGCTGATGGCTCTTGCAACAGTGTTTTTTGTCCAAATGCGTAAACTTCACCACTTCTTCCAGCAGGAACGTAAATGGGATTAATATCAGCATCATAAAGTTCATCAAGCAAGTCACGTGTCATATTGACATTTGAGTCAATAGCACTTAAACGACCTCTACTTAAACCAGCAGGTGCAAACCAAGGATCAGCAATTGAGTCATTTCTACTCATAACACCTAACATACCTACTGAAGGTGGTACTACGATTGGCGCTCTATCTGAAGGGCGTCTCATTAATACATCGGGA